TGCGAGCCTAGCGGGACCGTCGCCCCCTGAATGTAGAGCCTGTCGCCTTCCGGCATCGGCGGGCGGTTCTCAAACCCGCGCCCCTCATTCGGGGTCAGGAGGCCGTTCTGGACGCCAGAGGCCATCGCCTCCATGCGCGTCTTGAAGTCGCCGCGCATCAGGCCATCCATGGCGTGCTCGACGTAGCGACCGTTTTTCCGTTGGCCGAACAGTTTCAGATTGCACTCTTCTTCAAACGCCTTGGCCCATTGGGCGATGACGTGTTTCGTCAGGTGCAGGTCTTGCTGTTCAGTGTTGCTGAACGTGCCGTGCGTCAGGTCTTGCAAGAACACCGGCGGCAGATTGTAAGCCCGCGCGATCTCCTCAATCTGGAACCGGCGGGCCTCGGTCATCTGCCCCTTTTCAGGGTCAAAGCCGACAGGCTTCAGGTCGTATCCGGCGGGGATCGGAAACACCGCGTCATTCTTGGCCTTCGCCGCCGTGATCGCCCGCTTGATGTCAGCTTGCGCCCGCTTCACCGCTTCCGGCCCGGCAGGCATCGGCCCCACCAGGGCGAGCGGCGGAACACCGCCACCGGCAAAGAACCCCGATGCGTAAGCTTCCATCGAAAGCGCGAGGTTAATCGCCCGCGCGCAATTTCCGACCGGGCTATAAACGTCGAGCTGGTTCGCCTTCAGCATAAACGAAACGTCGATGACGTCCGCCGCCTGATAGGTTCTCCCGCCGTCGTAGTGGTAGATGGTCCTCCCGCCGATGCGGGCCTTCGTGGCCTTGCCGGTCTCTAGTGGCCAGATGTTGTAAATCGTCGAGCCGTCGCGCTCGATCCAGAGCAGGCCGCGCCCGGTGGTGAACACCTGTTGCCAGAAATACTTGCGAGCCCCGTAGCTGGTCCACTCCGGATTCGGCGCTTCGTTAAGCAGGATTTGCAGCGAGCCGCCCATCCGCTCGGGGTTGCCGTTTTTGTCCCGGTAGGCGTGCAAGGGCAGGTTGGCGAGGCTGCCCGATAGAAACGTGACCGCCGCTTGAACAGCCGGAACCTTTAGCGCGGCCTCAATCGACACGTAAGAGCCGACGCCCGTGTCAATTCCCATGAACGCCAGAAAGCTAGACGCGCTAACCGGAACGCGCGGATCCTCGGCGTTGCGCGTTTCGCCCCGGCTGATGTCGTAGCCGAACAGCCTCATGCAACCGCCAACGAATAAGAGGGATCATCCCAGGGGGACGCGAATGTCGCATCCGGTTCCGACGGCGCAACGCCGAACGCCATGCAGAGAGCAACCATTCCGTCGATCCTCCCCGCCGCCTTGGCCTTGTCGAGTTTGCGGTTTCCCGCCGGGTCTTTGGTCAGCACTGCGTTGGACGCGCACATGGTCAGAACGGGATGGTTCCCGTGGGCGACCTTCTGGGAAAGCAGTGCGCTTTCCAGATCGCGGAACGCTGGCGAAATGCTCTTGTAGCCTTGGCGGAACGGCTGAAACACGCCGTCGATAACTTGCTCAGTTAGCCCGGCCTTGACCAGCCACGGGCGAAGGTGTCGCCAATTCCAATCGTCAAAGCCGATCTTGGCGAAGTTGCCGTCGAGGATTTGAGCGGCCAGCCATTCGGCGACCCACTCATATTCGATGGACTTGCCGGGCGTGGTCTGAAGCTGCCCCGCTTTGGCCCATAGGTCATAGGGCACACGGTCCGCTCTTGACTTCGCCGCCAAGCCATCGGCGGGCAACCAGAACACCGGCTTGACGCGCCACTTCCCGTCAATCCACGCCATCTTCACGAAGGCGGTAAGGTCTTGCGTCGATGACAGGTCAAGCCCGGCATAGACCGGTGCGTTGCCCCAATCGTCTAGCGGGTCATCGCCGTTCGAAATCCAGACGGTTTTACTCACCGCCGGGTCGTTCACGTCAACGCGCTGATTTAAGATCAGATTCCGATATTCGCTTTCACGGCTCGGCATCGCGGACGCATCCGCAGCCATCGCCATAACCTCTTCGGCTTGCTGGAAATCCCCAAACGCGGGATTGGCCTGCCGGATTGTCTCTTCGCTAAACGGGTCCGCTTCAGGGTCGCTGGTGTAAAGCGCCAGCTTGACCTTGGGGTCACGGGCCTTCGCAGCGTCGTCTATCAGCACCGACAGCAGATCCGCGTCCGTGGGCGCCTGCGTCGAGATGATAATCGACAACGGCTCCTCTTGCGCCGCGCACGCCGTTTCCAGCGCCTCATATAGTTCCGACCGTGGCCCCCGAACCTGTCCAAGCTCATCGTGAACGATGAACACGGGAGACAGTCCGTAAGCCGTCGAGGCTTCAGCCGACAGCGCCCGATAAAGCGAACCCAGTTCAGCGCAGAACAGTTGCTTGGCCGTATCCCGGACGACGATCACGCCGTTTAGGTCAGGCGACATCCGAACGCACTTCGCTGCCAGGGCGAACAATACCGCCGCTTGCTCGCGCGATTGAGCCGCGCTGTAGAGCTGCGAGTTAGGACGCGCCTCCGGGCCACACAGATGCAGCAGCAGCAGGAAGGCCGCGAGCGCCGTCTTGCCGTTCTTTCGTCCAAAGCTCACAATGGCCCGGCGCGTGGGCGATCCGTAGACCTCCCGCAGAATGTCCTTCTGCCACTCGCGCAGCTTCACCGGCTTTCCGACCAAGCGCCCTTCAGGAACCCGACAGAACTGCTCGATCCACGCAATGTTTCGATCAGCCCGCGATGTAACCGCCAAAGCCTTGACCGGGCGCTTCGCCACTAGCCCGTCATCTCCCAAGGCTTACGCGGCGCCCCGGTTTGCTTGGCCGCCGTAGCAGCCGCCTGGGGCGTATAGCGAGACTGATTAGTCAGCCGCAGCTTGGTCGCCTTGTCGCCTACCGCCTTCGTCTCACGATCCCGCATCGCCAGCAGCTTGTCGTATCGTTTCAGGCCATCTTCATCCCGAAGCCACGCAACGTCCGTCGCCGCGATCTCTTCCGCCAGGATGTGCGCCGCCTCCGCGTGCCTGACGTATTCCTTCAGAAGCTGTTGAAGGGTCGCCGTCCTGAACTGGTCGAGAGGCTCGCCAGCCACCGTGCGTTGCCACAATTCCTTCTGAAACTCTGTCAAACCGGCAGGCGGTTGAGGCCGTCCGTCAATGGAACCGACGACGACAGACAGGCTCGCCGCCGACTTGCGCCCGCGCGTTGCCATGTGATGGTCCTTTGTCCGTGGTGTTACGAGTTATGAAAAAACGAGATCCCGCGCGGTTTCCAAAAATCATATTTCCAGAAAGTCGACGGCCCCTCCGGGGGTAGTCACCCGAACAGCCTCATTTGCTGTCCGCCGTCCGTGTCTGACTTCGCCCCGTTGCACGCCCGACAGAGTAGCTGTGTGTTGCGGTAGCTATGCTCTCCGCCCTTAGCAAGGGGGACGATGTGGTCTAGCTCAGGTGCGCGCGGGTGATAGGTTCCGCGCTTATCTCTAGGCGTTGGCTTCCGGCAGCACTGGCAGCGCCATCCGTCCCTATCGAACACACGGCCCGGATCGACCGCCTCGACGGTCACGCACCTGAGCCGCGCCCGCTCCTTTTTGCGACCAATCCGGCGATAGTTTCGCTTCGAGCAAATGCCGGAGCAGAAAACCCGGCGCATGTCGCCATACTCAGGCGCAAAACAGGTTCCGCATTCCTTGCACGGCCTATCAACAATAGCCTTTTTAGCGGCGTCGCGGGCGCGGGCTGCGATCCTGGCATTCTCGGCAGCCGTGATTTGACCTAACGCTGCACAAGTGCGGCAAAGACGCTTGCCAAACTCCCGCTGTAGCCCGCAAAGGCACAATTTCGGCTTGGCCGCGATGGCCGCTCGTTCGGTGGCGCGGTGTTCTGCTGCCCTGTCTGGCCTTCTCGCCCTAAAGCTTGCGACCTTGCAGGCATTAGAACAAGGCGATCATATACTTTGCAAACTAGTCGGGTTGAGACCGCAGGAACGCTACGGTTATGTTGAGCGGGCAATCGTCTGCCACTTCGCCGTAGTGCCTTAGTTCTTCCGCTTGGAGCGCCGACTCGTCAGGCATCCGGGGGGCGTGACTTACCCGGCGCACGACGAACACGTCGGTGCGCAGCCCTGCGTATCGAAGAAGTAACTCGTCACCCACGCGCGGGCAGGCGGCAAACTCATACTTTCCACGGTTGCCGTAGACGCGCGCGGGCTCTTCGGTCTCACAGATCACAGTCGCGAGGACGGTCATTCAGCCTTCGGCTTGGCCGCCTCATGAGGCGCCTGGACGATCTTCTTCACCGTCTCCTCAAAGGCGGCTTCGTCTTCGTTGGCCTCAAGCTCGCGGGCGAGCTTTTGGAATTTGTCCGCTTGGGTAGAGTCGTGCTTCTGTTCGGGCATGGCGTCACCTGGGGAGGGGCTCGTTGTATATCATGTACGTAGATGAGAGTGGCGATACGGGGACGGAGAATTCCCCGACGCGCTACTTCACGCTTTCAGGTCTCACAGTTCACGAAAGCCGCTGGCGAGATTTGCTCAATCAGCTGGTGGCTTTCCGA